TTTGTGTATGCGTTTGATGGAACTGAAGTTAGGCTTGCGAACTCGCCTGTATCAATTATTTCGACTCGTGAAAACCCAACACAATCATAATCCGATGCGTTAAACACCGCTCCATTTGCCACTCTTAAAGATTTCAACGGAAGGTTCACATTGACCCATGTATATCCGGCATATCCATCGTTTGAAGCAGTATACAACCCGTTTGAATAAACGGCTTTCCCAGAAAGAGGAAGACTTACAACAGCAGATGCAAACGATGTCACATCATATGTTCCGTTTTCAGAAATTTGCAGGCTTCCTGTCGGCGTAACTCCGCTTTCAACATTTACATTGACAACGGAAAAACCATATACGCTTGATGCTGTATAAACACCATTTTCGCTTACTGACAACTCACCTAACAGTGGGGCTGGAACGTCAACAACGACATTACTGAAACCGTCAAGGTTATCTCCAATCGCTGAATACGATCCATTTGATGTAATTGTTTTGCTACCAAGATTTGCGCTTACATTTATATCGATTACTGAATATCCAAAAACGCCATCGTTGGATGCGTAATATATCCCATTTGTTGTAACGCTTTTTTCTCCCGTTTCTGGAGATGGAACGTTTACTGTTACTTGCGAAAAACCATCTACATTTGCATCCGAGGCATTATACACACCATTTGAAATCAATGTGGCGCTGCTAAACCTTGCCTCGCTTGTGGGCACACTCACTTCAACTGTGTTAAATCCGTCTGCGCTAAAATCGCTTGCCGAATACGTTCCATTTGTTGAAACAAACACACTGCTCAGTATGGGCGTTGGCGTAGACACAATAACTGTCGAATATCCATAAACATTATCGTCGGTAGCATTATACTCTCCATTTTCCGTTATAGTTTTGCTTAATGTGGAGGGCATCGGTACGCTGACGGTAACTTTTGAAAATCCATCCCTTCCGCTATATGAAGCAAGATAAATTCCATTTGAAGATATTGAAATGCTCCCCAATGTTTTTTCCGGCACATTAACGGTTACTTTTGACCACCCGTCAATTTCGCTGTCAGACGCTTCATATGATCCGTTTGACAGGAATGTTGCTTCGCTTAATATAGCTGGAGTCCCACCTTGCGGAACATCTACTATTACATTTGCAAATCCATCATAACCACCGCTTGCTGAATATGACCCATTTTCCGTAACAAGAATGTCACTCAAATTTGCCTGTGTGGAATATGAGCCAACAACAAAATCCTGCGTCAACACTTTTCCTGCTGTTGGAAAAGATTGAGATATAGTAGACGGCGTTGCAACATACGATCCACCATATACCTCATAGGTCGGGATTGACCCCTGACCGCTGTTTACTGACCCTGCATACGTCTGTATGTTTCCTGTATATTTTGAATTTCTTGCGTATGCTGTAATGCCATCAAGCATCTGCGACCCACTTGACAGTGTCGCATCGTCTGTTGGCGTTCCTCTGTTTATGCTCATAATTGCAGATGCCATTTCCGATGGATGAAACAGGCTTTGCCCACCCAACTTAGCACGAATTGCAATTCCTATATTTGACAAATTTTGTTCTTCTATAATTACTTTTGCCATTATTCAATCTCCGCTAAATAGTATAAATCTCCGCCTGTACCTTCTTCAACCCTTTCAACCGAATCAACTGACACGATCTCAAGAACCCTTGTGTTTAGATTTGTCTTTAACGCTATATACGCATTAACTCTAACGGTTTCGGCTCCTTCTGATTTCACGCCGGATATTGTTGGCGATGCAGGACGGAACACATACGCAAATGAACCCAATGTTGCAGACAAGTAATCTGCCGTGACTTCGTAGCTTGCGTTAGCAGGCAAAAAGTATGTTCTCCTTCCAAGAATCATGCCTTGCACTCCAGCCTCAACACCGATGTATTCAACTATCAATTTGTCAAGCTGTACGACTGTGCAAGCGCCAATGGTCATTCTGGACTTTTGCCTTATGCCAAACGAAAAATCACACGATTCAGCATAACCTATGGCATAATCAGCCGTGTTTTCCCCTTCGTGGATAGCTACTTGATATTTTTCTCCAAGAAAATACTCGCCACAGTTTATGCATTCAAAATCAACCTTTTGTCTGTTGAAATAATACAACGCAAGCGTTGACGCAACCGAACTTACATTGTTACTGTTTATTATATATACAGAATCATACACAACTTCATTTTCCGGCGTATTTGGCGGAACATTTGGGTTGTTTAATTTTACTTCCGTTTTGCTTATGATGTACTTGTATCCGTCTACTTCAACATATTCGTCTTCATCAGTAGGCGTACCCATCGTAAAGGCATAAGCTGTTACCCTTACCGCTGTTACATATTCTTCAGCCACAAGCGTCGGCTTCCAATATGTTTTGTACCTCGGTATTTCTCTTACATTTTGCGTATCAATCTCCGCTATAACCGGATGTTCACTAAACGAATCTCTGCAATACAACCCTGCGGCAAACAGCACATGTTGCAACCGCTCCCTTGCGGTTTGTTCGGGGCAATATCCGGTGATCGGTCTTTGCAATATTGATTGGCTGGCAATATACCACGCTTCTGTGTTAGTAAACACTTCATCAAGCATGTACTCAACATTTGTATTATACATTCCAGCTTTTATAATTTTATTATCAAGCAGACCTAACTCCGACCTTATCCTAACATGAGCCACATGCTCTTGTTCTTCTTCGGCATATGAAATATAGCCGTGAAACCATAATGCATTATCATCATCATAAAGCCAACCATTTACGCCAACCGAAATAGTATCATCTGTAACAACATCAAGCGAAACTTCAGTGACGGATAGCCTGTCGTTTATAATGTCCGCACTTGGAGCAAACGAAATGTTTCTCAATGTATTGTATTCAACAATGGCTTCTATTGATGCACCAACTTCAATCTTCATTAGTACGCTCTTTCGTCTCCGTTTTCATAATTTCGCAAAATCCACCCGGCGGCTGTGTATTCGTATATATCGCCTACTTGCGCTTGTGGATCATCTGGATATGGTGTCGTTCCGTACCTGTTCCACATACCTGTTTCGTCTGTCGCTTTTGTTGGTGTGTTTGATATGATTTCAAAAGTTGTTTTTCTCCACGTTTGCTTGTTGTTTGGAAGCCTTACAAACTGATCGCTAACCGTTTGAACCCTTGCGTTTATGTTGATTTCTCCATCATTGTATGGCAATGTAAACAAATGGTAGTTCTGCGGATTTGTAAGCAACTCATATATAAATGCGTAATCTTCTTCCCGGTCTCTTGGTACGGCGATAGCCACGGTGTACCTTAAATACATTCCGATAACATCGTTAAAGTACGTTTTATCCAGCATCATGCCGGATATTTCTGATGGCGTAACTTCCGCTACCCTTTGTATTGTGCATGGATAATTCCATGTAAATCCATCTACTGTCCAACTCATACCATGCCACCTGCGAGGTTTACTCCAACTCTCTGTGTTTCTTCGTTGTTCAGCCTAAACACTGTTCTTGCAAGTTGTGTTCTGTCAAGCTGTAAAATAACAGTAATATCCCTTTGCTCATCTGTTGGCTGATTTACCATTCTTGTGTCAGGCATATCCAGAATCCTTGACATTGTTTCAACTTCATCATACGCTTGCGGAGCATTGTAGTCAATGAATTCTGGCTCTGAATACGGCTCAATCATTGCCGCTCCGAGACCTTCAACTGCACTTGTTACAACCGGCTCATTATCTTCGATTCCCAACGCCATGCCAGACGCTATATTCTTGCCTATAACATCCCGAAACAGCTTCGATGGAGAGTTTATACCAAGGAACTCTTTCGCCTTGTTAAAAGCGCTTTTAGCGGCATTTACAGCCGCTCTAACAATGAGACCGCCGCTACTTATGATTCCTTTTGCAATCCCTTTGACAATGTTAACGCCAAGACTTATCCACTTCAAATTTTTGATTTTTTCTATTGCGGATTTTGCCCCTTTGGCAAGTGCCTTTCCAATATTGGCGTTTATGCTAACAATTCCTTTTACAAGCGACACGACAATCTTTGCGCCAGCTTTTACAATGCTCGGTAACATTCGGAGTATGGCTTTTACAAGCGCAACTATAATTTGCGGCGCATATTGAATTAAGATTGGTATTGTAGCTATAATGCCCTTTATTAAGTTGCCTATCAGCCCAGTTCCTGCGTTTGTTAGATCGCCACCGTTATTTGCCAAGTTGTTTGCAAAGTCTCTAATCAACTTTAACCCGGCTTCTACTAACTTTGGCAACCCTTCAGCGATAGCTTTTCCTGCGCTTTGCAGAAGCCCCGGTATCGCAGTAAGCGCTGTTTGTATTGCGGATGATAAAATTTTTCTTGCGACTTCTGCGATTGCCGGTGTCATTTTTACTAAACCCTGTATCCCAGAATATGCAAATTTCATTAAACCGCTTGTAATGTCGGGCAGATTTTCAAAAATTGCATTAAGCAACCCTTTTCCTATTTGCTTAAATTTCCCAAACATTTTGGGGGCTGTATTAACCGCCGTGTCTATGATTTTGTCAATGCCTTTTTCTATTTTTTCAGAGCCACCGGCTTTGCCTGCAAGTATAGACGCAAGTCCGTCCATTACATCAACCATGCCCGGAAGGAATTTTGATATTGCATTTCGCCTTGTTCCTTCCATTGCGGTCTGTAAATCCTGCAAACTGTCTTGGTATGCCGCAGATGCTTTTACAGCTTCATCCGACATTACTCCGCCAAGTTCGTTTACACGATCTTTCATTTTTTGCGTATCTTCCGCAGAAGTGTTCAAAAGCGCACCAAGTTCGGTTGCACCCCTTCCGAGTAACTTGGATGCAATCGCTGTGCGCTCTGTACCTTCTTCCATGTTTTGCAGACCTTCAATAGTCTTTGCAAACAAGTCTTCTTGCGAAAGATTTGCAACTTCTTCTTGTGATATCCCTAATTTTTGGAATTCTTCTGCGCCGCTTTGTGCCGCATTTGCAAGCGTTTTCATTGACGGCTTCATCGCTTCGATTGATGTTCCGCTGTGTTGCAATACAGCATCCCACTCTTGGTATGCTTTTGCAGACATCCCCATCTTCTGCGACATCTTGTCAATGTTATCGCCGTGTTCAGCCACAGCCCCGGTTGCTTTGGTGATTGCTACACCAGCACCGACAGCCGCCGTACCTACAGCCGCAATCGTAGCCGCACCGACTTTCGCCGCAGTTCCAAGACCCTTTTTCAGCTTACCGCCGAAACCTTTTGCCTTTGTTTCTGCGCTATTTAACCCGTTATCATACTGGCTTGTGTCTAACGCCAGTGTTGCTTTTAAGTCAAGTACTTCCATTTTCTCCGACCTTTAATCCTGCACGTTTGATTACATCAAGCGCTATTTCATCTGCACTTTTTTCTTGTTTTTGTTCTTGATGCTTTAGTGTGTCGGCGTATCTTATATTGATTTCTGCGCCCATTTGTTCTGCTATAATTTGCAACAAATCGGATGTGTAGTTCCTATAATTGTACTGCTCCATCCGATTATTATGCTCACATATAACATGATCTATGACGTATTCTGCGCCCATGATTTCAAGTAGATCAAGCCGAATTGTCCGGCAATAATCTAAATATCTTTGTTCGCCAACTGCATCAATGATGTAAAAAAATCAATCACCGACTTATTATTGATAAAATCACTAAAAGAATCAAGGTACTCACTAATTTCGTAATCGTCAACATTTTCTGGTTCAACAAAACACATTAGCGCAAGAAGTTCCAATGTTTCGTCTGGATGCTCGTCAAGGATGGCATCCAACATTGCATTTATATTTTCGTTTGCCTGTTTTCGCAACGCTTCTTTTCTTTCTTCCTCGGAAGCGTCATCCGGCACTTTTGGCATCCTTTTTCTGATATTCATAACATCCGTGTCGGTCAGCCATTTACTGACCGACTTGCGGATGCGGTTTGTCTGTTTCAGAAATTCTGACGGTTTGCAGTTAGCAAGATTTTTCATGTTCTATCTCCTTACGCCTTAATTGTGAGTGTAGCACTTCCCGCGGCTACGGCTTTACCGCTACCATTCTTGACGGCAACCGTAATCTTGGTGTGCGTGTTTGTCGGCGTAATATCAGCACCGTTTGTGAGTGCTGTCCAAGCACTAACATCATCGCCATAATCTACTGTCGGCGCATTGCTTGCGGCTGTCTGATATACATAGCTTTCATTTCCGCCAAGCGTGTAGCCGGAAACCGTAATCTTGCTCTTTCCGCTTGTTGCACCTTCTGCGGATGTTACTGTCAGTTCTGCCAGTTCGTGCTCGCCGCTCTTGACATAGATTTCAAACGGCACTGTTTCTTGATCTTCGATAGAATAATGGCCGTGATACTCAAACGCAAGCTGTCCCTTTTCGTCCTTTGTGGACTGAATCTGGAATCCTGCTGTGTTCAGTGCGTTCATCAGGTGAATCGCAAGGAATCCGGCATTCTCGCCCGTGTTTACATCGGAATAATCACCAATCCACCATACACCATCAAAATCGCTTGTTAGCAATTCCGCTCTCGGTACAACCTTTGTAGTGTCTGCTCCATCAATGTCTGCCGCACCAATAAGGCTTTTGGCGAGTGATGGCGAACATGTGAGGAATGTTCCGCTCATTGTTGGGTCGTATCCGCTCAAGTGCTTCAGTTCCATCATGTTGTTGGGGACGTTATCAATGTCCTCCCCAAAATCAACAAACGTCGGATTTGTTGTAAAGTTGATGCCGCCTGTGGTAGCACCAAGGATGTTTCCGATTACTCCTGTTGCTGGAGTGAAATCATCAACGAGAATACCCGCATTCAACTGAAGTTTCTCGAAAGTATCTTCCGGTACTTGCGTAAATTTCTGCATTGTTTTTCTCCCTCTACTGATATTCTATTGCAATTTGCAATACAATTCTTCTAACTCTGTCATTTGTCGGGTCGTTCATCCTTTGGGCAAACGGTCTTTCCTTCGTTACCCAGAGCCGACCACCATCATACGGCACACCCATGCCAGAACCTATCTGGCTTTCGATTTCTGCCGCTTTTTCGCTTATGGCTGACCAACTCGTTGACTCATACCATAAAGACGCTGAAATCGCCGTTTTTTCATCGAAATCTGCCGTGGCGGCTTCGTATGTAATGTACGGCATTTCTGCATCATCCGGTACGGTGTACGCATCATACGCAGTAAGCCCAAATCCATTCCAGAATGTGTTTAGTGCTGTCCATTTGTTCGACATATCTCACCTATGACGGTAACGCCGTCATTTCTTCTGCTGTAACTTGCCGCATATCAAGCGATGCACTTGCAGGAGTGAATTTATCATCACCATCTGATGTTACACGGAAAATCTTGCCGTCACGCAATCTTTTGAAAACATCATGGTACTGCAATACAACGGTTTTGAATGTGGTAACGGTATATAGGCTTGTTACGCCCTGTTTTTCAGCCGTCCGAGCCTGTATTGACGTATCAAAGGTAATTGCCGCCTTTAACGGCGCACCTTCAACCCAATTTGTCTGTATGCCGCCGTACCCATCGGCTTGTGTTGTTTTGTCCATCATGACACAGGACTCCATTGCTTCATCTAATAAACTCATGGTCTGATCTTTCTCCAATGGTTTAATCTGTCGGCAAAAGCACCTTGCCATGTACCAGACAAATCAACACTTCCGCTACTACTACTGCCGCCGCCTTTTGAATACGAATAGCCGCCAAAACTTTCGGAATTAAAAGGTGACATTGACGGACTATCGACTGCTTGATACTTTGCTTTCCACGCATCAATCTCTTGGGAAAGGGCAATGACGTCCGGCGGGACAGCCATTGCCCAGATCGCACCTTCAAATGTTTCGTCTTGCAGTTCCAACTTGTCGTTGTACTGATGGACTCCATCATTAAAAACGCTCCCAATGATTCTGAAATACTGACCATACTGCAACTCTAAATCATACGTCAATGCGCCATCGGCAATAACGAATTCCCCAAAATACTTTGGCTGATTGTAGTTGAACCAGTTGTTGATTTCTTTGCACAGTTCAGTCAGCACTTCTAATCTCCTTGCTGTTCTTCTGATTCTGCCTTGGTAACGGTAACTGTGTAAACCTTCGGCGTGTTGCCTGTTGCCGACACCGTGATTGTCAACGTGTTTTCACCTTCTCCCCACGTTGCATTCGCTCCGTTTTCAATATCTGTTGTTCCCAACTTAATTGAAACCGTTGTATGTTCTGCATCCGTTGGTGTAGCCGTTACTTTGTCTGCATCATTCGTTGTCGTGCCTGTGTACGCCAGAACCGACCCATTAAAGGTCGGCTCTAACGCTACTGACCCAATCGTCAGGCTCGAAAGGGTCGTTACGAATTTACCACTATGGTTTTGCTGCCTGCCGCCTGCGCTCTGCCATTGGCATCGATCGCCGCTACGGTAATCTTGTTGTGGGTTGCTGTCGGAGTAATATCGTCACCGGACTCAATCTCCGTCCATGTGCTGCCCAGCTTCTGTCCGTACTTAACAGTAGGAGCATTGTCCTTTGCTGTCTTGTAAACGAACTTCTCACCAGAACCAAGAGAATAGCCTGCAATCGCAATATCGGAAGTGCCTTCAGAACTTCCTGCGGTAGATGTTACGGTAATGCTACCCAGTGTCGGTGTGCTGTCAAGCTGACCAACAACAACTCCGTCAGCATATTCGACAAGGAACTGCAGACCGGACATAATCAGCGATTCAATTTGCGCTCTTTCCTCATTCTGGTAGCCGGACTTGATGCCGATGTAGCCAGTCTGATCCGCTGTGAGGTCAAACGCCGTTGCAACATCGCCATTCATGGTCAGATAGTACAGAATGATATTTTCCTTTGCGGTGGAGAATACCATTCCCTGCGGAATGTGGCTATTCAGAATAACCGTTCCCAGACCGAGGAAGTCCTCGATATAATTCATACCAAAGGCGGTCTGCATGGAAATCGTTGCCGTTCCCAGATAGTCGGAAATTGTCAGTGGGTTTATAAAGTGAACGGTGCTGACAGAATCATCCTCAAACAGAACTTGAAGCTGTCCCCATGTTCCGGCAAGAACTTTCTGCAGGGTATCAGCCGCAACAACCTGCCCGTCCAGACCCGTGATGAAATCAAAAAAGTCTGTTCTGATGCCCTTCTGAACATCATTCAGCAGTTTTGCATCAGTTTCCCGTACAGCTTCTGAATAGCCGGACTTCTTGATTGCTTCGGCGGTTGCCGCCTTTCTCCACTTTTTGAGCGTGATTTCACCAATCGGTGTTTTGGTACGCTCATACTGTGACAGCGGAATAATTGCACCTTCGTCTACTACGCCGCTCTGGAGCGTTCCGGTTGTCTTGTAGACGTACATGGTCGTGCCTTCCTGCATCGGAATCTTTCTGGTTACGCCCAGAGCTTCCATCAGCTTCGGCAGGATGTTGTGACCGAACTGCTCGACAAAATCAACTTCTCTGACTTTCCGCATCTGTGCCGCTTTTATAACATTGGTTTCGGCTGTGGTATAGACTTCATTAGCCATATTGTTTCACCTCTCTAAAATCCAAACATTTCGTGATTGTCGGCGATGGCTTGCTGTCTTTCTGTCGTGTCCTTAATCGCCATGATTTCGTCCTTCGACTTATAGACCTTTCCACCACCACTTGGCGGAGTTGCTGTGTTTGCGCCCTGTTGGTTTTCTTTCACGATGAAATCTGCCCATTCTTCTTTGATTGACGCTTTCAGCTTATCCGCATCTTTAACTTTACCTTCATCGTCAAATTCCACCGAATCAACATCGGATACCTTCAGAACTGCCGCAATACGCTTTTCAGAAACGCCGGATTCCTTTAACAATTCTTTGTATGCGGATTCCTTCTTTGCTTTTGTTTCTTTTGCGGTCTGTTCTTTCTTGTACTCCTCAAATTCTTCTTTCAGTGCATCGTATTTGACTTTGTATTTGTTTTCGCCGTTCTTTTCTGCGGCGGCTTTCAAGCCGTCCAGTTCCTTTTGAACGGCAGGAAGTTTTTCCGCATCTTCCTTGTAGCTGTCTCTCTGTTCTTTCAGCGCATTTACCGTGTCTGTATGTGCATCAATGATTTCGTCAATCTTGTCAGCTTCAATTCCGAGTGCTGATAAAAACTTTCTTGTAAGTGCCATATTGTAATCTCCTTTTCTTCGGTGGTATTGCTTTACCATTTGATTCCAACGCCATTATATCACGTTGTTTTCACTTTGCAATAACTTCATTTTACTTTTTTACTTTTTCATTTCAGTTTCTATGATTTTCTTGAACTCGTTTAAGTTGTTTTGTATTCCATCCCTCAAAAAATGCGCTTTTCCTGTTGGGTGGTTTGCCTTTTCGTTAAATTCAACATACGGCGCATATTCAACATTTGTGCCAATATACACACATCCATCCCCCTTTTTCCCCTCCGTGCCACTGTATGTCCCCTTAACTTCTCCACTGTTGTCGGAATACTCGCTGATTGACGGTGATTCTCCACCCACTGCATAAGTTATGCTGTTACGCAACAATCCTGTGTCTACCGGAGTTAGACCCTTGACATATTTTTCTGCTTTTAACCCGATCATCTCAAGTATCCGCAATTTCCGTTTTTCAACTTCATCAAGAACCTGCGGTATGTTGTTTTTTGTTATGGTTACTTTTGCCATTAGATTTCCCTATAATCGCATTTATTTGTGTTGTTTATTACATAGTCCGGCTTTATACCCGGATATGGGAACGCATCACAATTTGATTTGTTGTGTTTGTTGCTGAAAAAATCTTTTGGATCATTCCCCCACTTTTTACATTTCTTGCACTGTGCGCAATAATTTGCATCACTGTTATCTGTAAGTATTTCGTCTGTGTATCTTTCTCCGAGAGTTTTTTTCATAATTCCTCCTTACGGTTTCCACCTTTGCGGCGTGTTCTGCGCTATCACGTCAAGGTCTACATACAATGTTCCGCCGCTTCTTTCAACTCTGGTCACACGAAATTGAGTGTTTTGTTGCAGGATTGTTTCCAATTCTCTCCCAAAAGAATGTTGTTTTGCAATCCCATCCCACGCATATCCGCTTCCGTGTCCAAATGCCGAAAATGGTTCAACGTACATCATTTTTGTCCCTGCCGGAGCGTATATGTTTAATTTTATATTTCCGCCAAAGCCTTGACCTTTTGCAGACCCCATTGACATAAACCCATACTCTGTAGGCGTTGTTCCCAACAATGCCGCTTCGAGTTCTTCTTGAGTCCCGTTTTTTAACAACCTTTCGTCAACGCCAAAAAACTTGTCCATCCCTTTAAACCCACAGCCACGGTTAAACCACATATCGTGGTCATACGTTGATTTGTCAATAATGTCTGTCATTGCATTTAAGAACTTTCCATTATTTGCGGCGTTTAAGTTTGTGTTTCCTACACCTAAATACCGTTCTGTCCCGTATTCAATTCCACGCAAAGGCTCGTTAAATTTATGGTATGATTTGGTGTATTCGTATATAGATTCACGCTCTGTTTTTGTTGCGTTTCTCCATACGTTTCCGCAACGCTCCCTTAATACGCTATCCGCATCTTCAACACGTTTGCACCATACAGCCGCATCTTTTCTTGCTTTACTGTATGTTTCTTCCTTTACAATTGTTTTGAGTTTTATGTCACTCAACGCCTTTTGTGCGGCACTGTATTCTTTTAATAGTTTTGAATATTCCTCACCATATTTCTCAAATTCTTCAAGGTCTTTTAACAGCCCCTCAAACTTGGTAACGTCTTTTCCACTTGCAATCTGCTGTTTGAAATAATCCTTTTTACCTTGTATCCCGGCTTTCTTTGCTCCCCAATCTGCGTATGTAACATCATCTTTCCAGATGTTCTTAAATACTTTATCAGCCCCATTTGCTTTAATTTCTGCTTCTAATTTTTTAACCGATTTTTCCGCATCGGTCAGTTCTTTTTTAAGTTTTGCAGTTTCCTTTGCCGCTTTTTGGGTCTCCTTAATTTTTTCAGCGGCTTCAATTGTTGCCTTTTCTGCTTTTGCTTTTTTTACAAGGTCATCAAGCCCATCCATACCATATTTTTTTTCAAGTTCATGGTATTCGTCAAACTTATCATTTACCATCTTAAAAAACAAATCTTCCGCATCCTTCGAATCGGCAAAAAGCCCAAACATTTCTTTTCCGCCATATTTTGAATAATCAATGCTTGCCGCTTTACTTAATGTTTCTTCCGCTTTCTTTGCCGAATACCATTCATTGTATGTCATGTCTCCAACAGATTCGCCATTAACATAACGCTCAAAACCCTCATCGGGGTAATCAATCAAATCTGCGACCATTGTGCAACGGCAATTATAAATTTCTGATGGGTCATCACAATCCGGGTCTGCCGGAATCATTAACTCATTTCCATTTTCAGTTACAAAAGGTTCATCAACAGGAACGCTTGTGCCATCCAAATCAGCATGACTTTCTCTTGTGCGTTCATCAAGCGTTGCCATCCATTGTTTTTGCACATTTATTCCTAATTTTGTTGCTTGCTCATACGAATCTAACCGTCCCGCATTTTGCGCTCCGGTCATTGCGGTTCGTGCATTCCTTACCGCCTGATTCCATTCCATCCCTACTACTTTTGTTAGCCTGTCGGCAATGCTGTCTATTGCTTCGCCTTGCAATATTCCTTGCGAAATTGCTTGATTTATTTTTCGTCTGCTCCACGCTTGCACTTTTTGTTCTTTTGCTTTTGTCGGGTTCATTTTAGGCAACAATCGTGGATTTTTTGCCGCCATCCTTTCAATTGTTTTTTCATCGAATAATGTAAACCCTGCATTTATGCCAAATCCATGCTCAATCTGGTACGCACCCCAGTTATGATGCATTGCATATACATCCGGCAAAGCCTTGTTGATAATATTTGCGGCTTGTTTATCAACATTCGCCAAATACTGCGACATTGATTCAACTTGCTTTTTCATTTTTTCGCTGTAAAGGATTTTGTTTTTTCTCCAATCCAAATATTCGGATTGCGACAACAAACCATCTTTTACCATTTTGGCTTTTTCTTTATCAGCCTTTTTAAATTGCTTAAGATATTCGTTGGTTTTTTTCTTTAATTCTTTTTCTGCCTGTTTGTATTCTTGTGCAAGCCTTTTGGATGTTCTTTTAATTTGCTTATTCGTTTCCAGATGCATTATGTCTACTGGCTTGCTTTTATCACCTTTAAAAAAACCCGCCTTATCTAATTCGTCTAATACATCTTCCCAATTTTCCGACATTATTCATCACCTGCCGCCGCATTAAACGCTGAAATCCCCGCTTTATCCATTGCTTTTAACACTTCATCCGCCTTGTCTGCATCTCCAAGAATGGTTAATACTTTCCTTGTAACATATTCATCATCAAGGTACTGCGCCGCCGCCATCAATACGTTTACTTCTTCCTGTACGTTTATCAAATAACTTCTGGTAAATGTAAACGTATCTTCAAATCCTGCAACCTCCATGATTCCATGCAGGAAATCACCTACGCAGTATCCAAAATTATCAGCTTTTGCGTTCATTGGCTCATACGCCGCTCTGATTTGTGTTGCCGTATTTGCTCCGCCTTTAATTTCATCAATATTCAACGCCATATAATCAGCATACATATCTTTTGAAAGCCTATCCAACAACGCTTCTCGGCCTTCATGCGGCGCTTCGATCGTGTTTGCTTGTGCTTGAGCACCTGTGTCTTCAATCTGTGCGGCGTGTACCGTCTTTAATCTATCCACAAACTGCGCTAAATCAACATCATCCATACCACCGGCATTATTTATAGTCCAATAAATGAATGACGCTTCGTCAATCGTATTGCAAAATCCGCTTTTAATGAGGTCATACGCATCAATCTGTTCACGCAATCCAACCAATTCTGACTGATGGTATTGATTCGCCCAGAATGGCACAATCGGGAACGCCGAATAATTTTCGCCATCATATATTTCTGTTCCATCAACCTGTGTTGTTCTGGTTTTTAAGATGTACTTTTGCTTATCTTTCAAAATACGACCTGTACCATCTTCCCATATATATTCCGTGTAACCATCTTCCTCATAGAATGTCGCTCTTAACGGTTTGTTGTGTGCAATCTGCCAGAACCTAACGCCTGCTCTCAATGCCCCGTTTTCTTCGTCGTAAAGCGGTGCAAATTCAAGTGCCGTAAACACTTCAAGATGGTCAAGGTTATAGAATCCGTATGAAACACCTGCACATAATGCCGCTCTTGCCGCCTTTTGAATCATTCTATCCGAATCTTTTCCCATCTTTTCAGGCGTTTTCTTCTCTCCCCATGTAATTCCATTCCCCAACAAGAATTGCACTTGCTGTGTTACAAAGAAATTAAAAAATCCGCTTGCCAATTTATAATTTGCTGAAACATTGTCTGGAATTGCTTCACCTGTTACGGTGTACAGCAATTTCTGAAACTGCAATATTGTTATGTTCCGCTTTTTGTCATACGCAAAACCTACTTCTGCCTCTTTATACAAGTCGCTCGCTTTGTATGTATTGACAACTTCCCTGACAAACTCCATTCTTTCACTTTCATTCTCGGATACTTCGAGTAAATCATTAAATGTTTTCAAATTACCATACCTCTGTTAAAATCTGCTTTGTGCAATATCGGACTATATTCACGCCTTACTTTTGCAAGCCGCTTTGTTTTAACGAAGTACCTTGTATCATCCATAGCATGGTCATTTTCTTTTACAGGCACTTCTTTTTCATCTTCCCAAACGTACCCTTGCACTTCTTTTGTCCATGCCTTGCATTTCGGTTTTAGCACTTTTATTATACCACGATTCATCACGGTTGCGGTTTCTCTTATTCCATCATCTACCGCATTATCTGCCTGCCGCACTTTGCAATTTCCTTTCTTTCTCAATACGGCTATAAATGAAGCGGCTGATGGGTCAATGATAACTTCCATTCGTTGAGGTCTTGCTGTTCCCAATTCATCATCAAGAAAACGGTCAAGGTCTTGCCAATATTCATCATCGGTCTTTTGCGTTCCGGTTTCTCTGCCAGAATAATAATACTCTGCGAACCTGTACCATACGCCCTTGTTTAACCCCCATAATCCTGCTGAGAATGCGTTTTGCGTACCGTAGTCTATACTTACACTTACCTCGCTGAAAACATCGCTCAAATCGCCGTTTTTATCATCCAACGGTTCTGGCAATCCATCCACCCATACGTTCTCGTACATTGGATAAATCAACCCCTCGGCTCTTGTCCATTCTCCAAGTATATATCTTGGATAATATACCGTCCCTTCGTATTCTTTGCATAGTTCTTCTACAAACCGCTCCGGCAGGAATGGATTATCCCATATCTTATATTCTTGTATATATGCGTCAATCGCTTCGTTGTCAAGAAATTCTTTCAGCCAATGTGACGGATATTCTGGGTTGCAGGATGCGTCCATGCAAGAATAGTCTTTATCCAAACGGGACAACGCCATCATAAATACATCGCTGTTCCACTTGGCTATTTCATCACCATACAGATATTTGATGCTCATGCCCTGCACTTTGGATAACTGATTAACCTTTTCAGCGCCAAGACAATAAACATCTTCCCCGCATATTCTGGCAATGTTCCTGCTGTTGATTGTTCCAACAATGCGGTCAGTATATTTTTCCCTCATTGGTTGCAGGACGTTTCTTTCGATGGTCTCTTTTGATACTCCCATTATGACGTTCAAACCTTCTTTTCCTGCAACACTTCTGATTCTGCGAGGAATCATATACACCACATCAACAAACGATTTACCAGAACGCACCGCCCCAATCTTAAAATTAAGGCGATGCGCTGATTCTCTTATATACTCATTCTGTTTTGGCGTTAATTTCAAGTCCATCTAAAATCCTGTCCAGTTTATCAATGGCATTCGTATCAACGGTTTCTCTTTTGTCTTTCCAGTAATCCGGCTTTCTGTTCTTCAGCCAAAATATCTGTGCAACCACAACAGGCTCTACATATCGTTTTACCTCTACGACTTCCACATGTTCTTCTGTGATTTCCATGCCGTCCTTTTTTTTTGTGGTTTTTACCTTTATTGGCTTTTTCTCGTACACATAAAAACCTTTTGCAGATTTAACCATAGAATCTTCTATTTCGGTATCCACAGGCGCATGGCCTTCTTTTAAGGCTGACACAATTGCCGGATATTCATTTTTCCATCTGCAAAATGTTCTTTCAGATACGCCGATTTTCTTTTCGGCAATGTCTTTGTCGGTCAGACCGTCCCTCGCCCAACCTTTGATTCTTAACAATCCATCTTCGGTTATCCATTCAAGTGCTTCTGAATGTCTTCCTGCCATTGTTTATTTCCTTTCAATCAGTTCTGCTTTTTTTCCTGTGAAATTTCCTCACCATAATTGTTGTATCAATATAACGATATACACATAGTTTGCTCATAATTATCCTTTATACATAAAACTTGCAGTTTTGCAATTATTCTCATTAGTTTCAATTCTTGGCCTTCTCATCGAAATCACATTTCAGCCATTGATTCCATATTTCTATTGCTATGTTTGCCATCATATTTGGCGGGACACTCATTCCGCAGATATATTTTGCGTTTTCTTTTCCGAAATCATAATCTTGGGGAAAACTTGAGACATTTACAAAATCCTGTTTACAAAACCCTAATTTATCTATTGCTCTGAAAATCTGACCGTTTGATGTAATTGTATTGCAAATACGGTCATCCCAGATAATGAGATTTGTATATCCCCCCGATTTTCCAATTTTTTTATTTATATCTTCGACAGAAAAACAATCTTGTATATTGTGTAAAAGAACTCTTTTTTGAAGCTCTGTTCCTGTGTTTGCTCCTTGTTCCGTTCTTACTTCGCCAAATAAAATAGGCTTTCCGTTAAAATCCAATTTCAGCTTTTTATAGTTTTGATTATTCGCAATGAAAAATACTCTTTCCCTCGCTTGTGGGACATCCATTAATGCCGCATTCAATTTGAATAGTTGGACATCATATCCAATTTCATAAAATTTCTTTATGATTGCATTCACATACCCTTTCGCATTTCCTTTTATCAATCCGACTACGTTTTCAGCAATCACAATTTTCGGTTTCAGCTTTTCCACTGTATCCAGAAATACAAAGAACAGATCGTCAAGTGTCTGCTTTTTCTGCCCTTCTCTAAATACTTTTTCTTTCCCCCATGCTTTTTCCCTACTTCCAGCTGTGCTGAATGTGCTGCATGGTGGTGATCCATCCAAAATATCAAGATTGTATAATTCTTCTGGCAAATCGGTTTTTTGTTAAATTCTCTTAAATCCATAAGAAAATTATATTTTGGATGATTATTTTTAATATATACTGCGTTCATTCTCGGATCAATTTCACAATCCCCTATAACCTTAAATCCGGCTCTTTTATATCCCATTGTAGAACCGCCGCCGCACGAAAAACAAGAAAATACAGATACATCTTTGTCCTGTTTTAAATCTTTTAAATACCATTTCCAGTCAAACATCATTAACTCCTATTAAATTTAAAGCCGCATCGAGGACATTCGCATTCAAAATTCTCATCATCATACTCTGACAAATCGACTTCTTCACTTTCTTTTATTTTTTGTTGCGGGCTATCGCCTTCTTCAAAATTAAGGCTGAACCCGAACTCTGACATATCAATATCAATATCTGCAAGTTCTTCTTCCAGTTTGCCGAAATCCCACGCCGACATTTCAGCAACTTTATTATCTGCAAGACGAAACGCTTTGATTTGATCCTCTGTTAAATCATCCGCATAAATACAAGGCACTTCTGTAATACCTAAACTTTCGGCGGCTTTTAACCTGGTATGACCTGCAATAATAACATTGTCGCTTGATAATATAATTGGATTCTTAAAACCAAACTCTTGAATTGACTTTGCGACGTAAGGTACTGCATCTTCATTATGCCGTGGATTATTTTCATACGGCTTTATATCTTCTGTGTTAATGTATTTGATCTGTAAATCGTTCATTATTTCCCCCTTATTACTGTTTATTTTTAGTTTTAATGGATTTTTATATGTTTATTGATAATTATATCTATACTTTACATTTTTACCGTTAAAAATGCTGTTTTAGGCTTTTTATGATGGGTTAATATAACTCTTTTTCTTTTGTTTAATTCTTTTTTTGTTTTATTATAACACATTTACATTTTCCCGCAAATAAAAAAACCGCCTTTCGGCGGCTTGTGCATCATTGCTGTTCACATATATATACTATGTGTTCGCACAACTTTTTTGGTATTTTTGCTTTTTCTATTGCATTTTTTAATTTTTGTGTTCCCGTTTTGCTCCCTCTTGGTGCGGCTTCATGACATTTTGCACCACGTTTACACGGTGGTTTGAAATTTGGTTGTGTATGATTTGTCCATATATCTGTTGGCTTTTGCCTTGTTTCTCCGTATTGACAGTATGTGACTGTATATCGTGGCAATTCTTGCATAAAACTCATTTTTCGTAACCCACCCCTTGGGTTTTCAATAAACCAATACTTTGGTTGAAGTTCTTTTATTAAATCAATAACGTGTCTGTTTACTTCATCACAAAACTTTGCATATTCTGTAACTGGCATCAGTTCGCCCGTAATAGATTTTTTCCTGTGTTTACTAATTGCGGCAACGCTATATGTCGAGCAATCTGGGGACGCCCATATAACATCCGGCTTGCCAAATTTATCAATTATATCTTGGGCTGTTATTTTGGATATATCTTCATACCAATTAATATTTTCAAATTTTTCATCCCATTCAATAGAAAATACTTCATGCCCACAATTTTCAAATGCTTTTCCAATCGATCTTGTTCCTGCAAACAATTCTAATACTTTCATTTTTGTTTTTTTCCTTTCTCGGTTTCCAAAACGGGCAACCATCATTCCCGCATTTGTTTTCTTTTACCATCCTGCGATACCACCTCGGAGAAAGGGCAACACATTCAGCCAGCTTGCCAGTTTCCTTAAAACATACACAATCTATCATTTTTCCTCCTTATATTTCCCTAAATCTTTTTTCATCTTCCGGGTTTTGATAACATACCGGAATCCCTTTTGCCATTGCCCAAAACCTTTCCCTTGACGCTCCCCTTGACTTGCTCCATCCGTCAAGCATATAGATCATATCAACTTCACCGGACTCAATGATAAGCCTTGCCGCTCCCATGTACGCTTCCCAAGTGTGACCGGGTTCCCATTCTGCCGGATTGATCGCAAGGTGTCCTGTGTCTCTTACAATCTCCGCCGCTCGTCCAAACTGCCCTTTGTAATCATCTTTACCCGTTATTGCTCCGCTAATATATACGTTCATTTTGTACCTCCTTTGTTTTCATAAATTCCTCTAACTGGCTGTAAAACTTCTTCCAATATATCCTGTCACGCTCATCGCCCCATAACTGCATATCGTGCCGATCATCCCCGATTTTTCGGATTACATTGCTGTCTTTGTCCCTGATATACAAATCAATGTTGCTCATTGTTCTACTCCTTCCCGCAAAATGTGGTGTTCCTCTTCCGATAAAGCAAGCCGCCGTATTCTACCGCATCTCGCTCCAGCCAGTGCTTTCTGCAACCGTCGCAATCAAGGTCGAGTTCGTTCCCTTTACCGCCTTCGCATTTGTCTTTCGTGCAAAGGTCGCAAAATGCAACGGAATAATCTATATCTCCGGCCTCCCACTCTGACAGAAATTCATATAACTGTTCATCTGACATTGAACGAATACAATCCGCATTAGTCATCGCTCTGCTCCTTCCTGTGCGGCTCATAAAGATGACAATATCCATTTCTCTGTTCATCACTCGCCCTCCTCAAATTGCTCGAAATAAAACTCAACTCTTCTCCTGTGTGGCTCAAAGAATCCGTAGTCTACTCCAACCTTGAAAATGTACTGTCGTTCCATCAACTTCAGCGGGATTTCTTCTATTGTCCTGCGGAAAGACTCGATGCTCAATGTTCTCTTGTAATGATTACATCTGCGACAGGTTGGAAATAGATTATCAAAATCATCTGTGCCGCCGTTGCGCTTCGGAATTATATGGTCTACTTGCATATCTTTGAACTCGATTTCTTTCCCGCAATATGCACAACATCCGTTGAACTTCTCATATACAGCTTTTCGATTTATCGCCATCACTCGCCCTCCGCTTCTACTTCTTTTCTACAATCCAAGCAGAATATAAACTCGCTTCCGGCATCACATTCGCTTCCCATAATCCTTTTGTGTCTTCTCTTGTATGGTGTGCCATCTTTTCGAAGCCTATATATTGACGAATAAAGTCCTTGATATGATATGGCTAACTTTCCGCCACAATACGGGCATATATTCTTTTTCATTTACTCGCCCTCCGACAATTCCATTGCAATATCGAACGCATCTATGCTCTTTACAACTTCTTTAAGCATTTCTCCAGCTTCAACTATTTCGCCATTTTCGTATGCTTTTTCTGCTTCTTTTATTAGCCGCAGATTTTTTTTATCATCCATTTGTAACACAACTCTTTCCTCCGCTTCTATTACCGGGATTCCTTTTGCCCTTGCCTGTCTTACGCAATCCGCAGTCCCTCTGCCGCCATTGAATGCTATCAGATAGTCAGCAGTTTCCAACATCTTTGCGTTTCGAATGTGTCCTGCAGCTTTTCCGTATTTTGCCCATTCAGCATTTATTGTTTCAACGTTTAGACCTATTGATCTCGCAAAATCAGCACATAGCGTGTCTATTCCGCTTGCTCCACCATTAACAACAGTTGCATCGCCCGGCAATGCAGATATTGTTTTTCTAACTGCGGCGAGGTTTCTGTTATTTCTGCCTCCGGTTACAACATATCTCATTTTTATCCCTCCGCTTCTATTACCTTGATGTCTTTTAATGCAAATCTGCGAATAATCGAATCATCACTTACAAGTGTGTCTAATACTACGAATACAACATCTTCTATATAATCGTGTTGGACAAGTTCCGTTTTCCCCGTAACAGGCACTTCGCACCATGTATTTGATTTAACACCGCTTGCAAGGATTCTGTATCTTGTCTTTGCACCTGCTATCCACGGAGTATCTATATAGCAATACTTTCCGAATAAGTTCTCCATCACTCGCCCTCCGCTAAAAAATATCAATATCTCCACCTGCGTACATTTACTCGCCCTCCTAACAAAACCAACTCTCACAATATACATGGCTGATTTCTTCTCCATATGTCTCATTGAAAATTCTGCTTCTCTCCCACTTATAATCATTCTTGTGTTCGTTAATGAACTTCCAATATGCGTATGCAGTTTTCTCTTCCGGCAAATCTATGTTCAGTGTTTTAGCAATCTTTTCTGCATAATCTATCTGCTTCTTTGATGCTTCTTTCATCTACTCGCCCTCCGCTTCTATTACTGTTGGTGTTGCATTTGAACGCAACCATGATGCACAGTTCAATTTCATTTCGTGGTCTTCTTCATAGTGTGACGCATCGTACTCCAAGTCATCTGCAAGTGCATCGGCATCTATCAGCCGACCATGTGGTTCTGGTACTTCGACAAGGTTATTCCAAATTTTTATATTCAAGCGGCACATCTTTTTGAATTCATCAACCGTTATGCTTTTGATATATACTCCCATTAGATAACTCTCCTTTCTACCTGATGAATTGCTGTAAATATGTCTGCCAATTCAGTATAATCTTCGTATTTTGCTTCTAACTGTTTGAAATCATACAACGCATTTTGCAAGGCTATTTTTCGCAATTCATCTGTCTGCATTACGGTTTCCGCATTGATGTATTCACCCTTTGTTTTGTTCCCTACTGTAACCTTTATGACAGCTGGAGCTTTTTTCTCTACGTCCTGCCGTATAATCTTTACCTGCAAATCTGTGATGATGTGTCTTGATTGCTCCAATCTGTACCGTTCGGCGGCTACTGTATCATCCCATTCAAACAGTTCGTGCGTCGGTGCATTTTCCGGTCTGGATTCTTCAAGGAATGCTTCTTTTGTTACGCATCCATCCCTTTCCTCAATTTGCTCCATTACCTTTCCTGTGACTTGTGCATCAACCCTGTGTGGAATTCTCCACGAATACTCTTTTTCAAATACCATTACATTACTCCTTTCTTTTGTAAAAAACTTGCCTGCCGTAGCCGACCTTGCCTTGCCGCACATCGAACTCGCCATGACTCGCCATTTAATACCATGCCCCACCTGCCGCACCAAACCAAACCTTTCTCTGCCCCAACTAACCTCAACTCGCCGTGCCTGCCTCACCTGAACTAACCATGCTTTGCCCTACATCACCGTTCCTAATCACGCCTAACCTTACCTGCCTTGCCATAACTGACCGTACCTAATCATACCTCTGCGCACCGTACAATGCCTGACCATGCCTGCCTAACCGAGCCAAACCAAACACTACCCTACCGGAACATACCACTACGCACCATACCTGCCTTACCGAACCTTGACCTACCCAAACCCAACGTAACAAACCTATCCGCACCAGACCTGCCAAATCTTATTCAGCTACTACATGGAATGTCCCAAAACTACCATCTTTTGACGGTCTCCACTCGCCTACACCGTTTGCAAACCCGCCCATGTTAATGAGGTTTACGATCTGTTCTGCGCTCATTACATCGGGGTTATACCTTACCGTCAGCGTTGCAGACCATTCTTTAAACTCTCCACGGTATCTGATGTCAGCCGTTCCCATTCCGATGCGTACCATATCTTCACGCATATTTGGCGTTCCTTTGATTTCTACCATATCGCCGATAATGTGAAACGCTCCTCTTGCTGTGGTTTTCTTTGCAAGTATACCTTGCTGATACCCTGCATCAACCGCCGCCGCCTTGAACGCACAAGCAGGAAATCCGAATCTTGCTTCTGCAACGTCTTCCTCTGTCGGGTTTTCCGGCATACCGTCAAGCCAATACATTGATTCGCAATAATCCATCCACGGGTCTTTTGCTTCTTTTGCTGATGTGGCTTTTTTCATCTGCTTGTCGAGAATCATCTTCTTCGCTTTTTCGCTCCATGCGTGTACGATAAGCGGCGAATCTCCTTCTACTCTCAACTGCATTGTGTTTGTCTTGATTTCTGGAATCTGTACTCCCAATAATGTTTCTGTGTTCTTTGCCATTTTGTAACTCCTTTCGTTTTTTCAAAGTTCCCCAATACCCCTGTTTTAACTAATCTTCATATTCTGGAATTTCAGCCCATGCAACTATGTCTTTTATCTCATGTTTTCTGATAATCTTGCCGTCCCAATTAAGGCTACAATTCCACCCTGCCGCCCATGATATTGTACTATACGAATACTTGTCTGCGCTTTTCCATGCAACAAGATATTGTCTTTGACCAAACGGGCTTGTTGGCATTTCCGGTAACTTATCCTCACACTTGATCCATTCAAAATTCATGTTACTTTCTCCTTTCTTACTTGCTCTTGTCTGCAATAAACTTAATTTACAATGACATTATAAATTATATTATATCAAATGTCAACATTTTTTTATAATTTAGCGAAAAATATTTTTTATATGAAAAAACCGCCCTGCGGGTTCCCCTGCATGAGCGGTTTTTTCTATGACATCTATGATCGATTTGCACATTAAGTATATTACAATTCATCTGCGTTTTCAATGGCTTCAATATATATTTCCGTCCGTGGGTTTTCCTTATCTACTCTTACCCGGCTTCCGTCATGCCCCGCTACGATCTTGTAACTATCATCTTTAAGAACCCCATACTTGACCAATATATCGTCTGTTGCTTCAAGCAGATTCGTTAAATCAACCGTTCTCCGTGTAGGCATGTAATACAGGCATTTGACGTTGACCGGATAATCAATTTTTATCTCCTTTGGTTTAATAAAATATCCGCAAGCCTTTTCGTATTCTTCATACGCTTTTGAAGGTATGATGATCGGAACGCTTTTTCCTTTGCTCGGCAGATGCCTTGTTATTATCCTTTGACTGTTTTTCTTTGTGATCGGACATAACGGAATACTTATTTTAATCTTTCGATACATGCTAATGTCCTTTCCACTTTGTAATCAACAATCGGTTGTATGTCTCTATCATCCATGCAATACATTATTTCCAACTGCTTGAGCATTACATATACGTCTGCAATTTCTTCCGCTATTCGGCTTACAGGCACTTTTCCGCTTTCGTTTGCATCTTGTATGACTATCGTTTGCAACTCTGATAATTCTTCCGCCACCTTGTACATTTGATGCTTTTTCCCGTAGTGTTCCAGTATCCTTTCAACCTTTTCTATGTTTACTATCATTTTTTCCTCCCTTTTGGGGTCGGGAACTTTTGGCTGTTTCGCACTCTTAATGATCTGACCAAAAGCTCCCGAAAACTAATACTATATGTTAAAGGGTCTTGGCAGTAGAAATCGGCACTACCGCTCGCCTTATAACATCAATCAAAACGGTATATCATCATCGCTTAACCCTTGAAAACCCGTTGTTACTTCCTGTTGTGTTGTTGGCGCATCCAAAACCTTGTACTCCTGCACGACCAACTTTCTTTGTACTCCGTTCTTGCTGTTGTACGTTGCTTCGAACCCTTTTATCTCAACAATGCTCCTGTCTGGAATGTCTGCGCCTTTGGGAAACTGTACGTTTTCGTATGCCCTGATCCAATCGCCTTTTTTACCGTCTTTGTATTCCTGCGATGCAATGCACCTTGAATAACTCGGCCTGCCGTTAAAGTCTTTTCTGTAAATCTTTGTATGTCCTGTTACATTCATTCCTTTGCTCCTTTCGCTCTCCTTATTCTTCTTACTTCTAATCCAGTTACTGCCCTGTCAATGTTTTGGGATTTCCACATTTTGTTTTTTTCTTTTTTGATTTCTTCTGTTTCTGAAATGTACTTTTCGCAACTACTATGACAACCTATATGCCTATCGTTGCAGTCTTTACACACTGAGTTCTTTTTCATAGCTTAATATCTTCTTTCTGATCTCATCCGGCATGGGAACTGCATCTATCTCCGGTTCTGGCTCATACTGTTTGTACTTTGGTGGTTCTGGCGGCTTATTTACCGTTTTAACGGGTTTTTTATCATCTAATGGGTAAAACCCTAACCAATTCCTGTCGATGGCTCTTTCGATGATTTTTCGCCGTTCCTCGGTATCTTGTGACAATTTGTTTAGTTCATTGATCGCCCTTGTTACTGTTCCCTTGCTTCTAACAGGCTTCTTTATAGACTTCCTCATATCAACCCACTCCATGAACAAATCTTTTATATCATCAGGTACATCGCTATATATATCTTTGTTAACTATTTTATTATCTTTATTATTACTATCAACTTTGTTTATTTCTGCCTTAAAATTTGTTTGTGTCTGCCTTAAAGAAAGTTTAAGTCTGCTTTTCAATATTCTGCGTCTACCATCAAATCCGGCTTTGTCTAAATATCCAAACTCAATCAATTTAGATATTGCAGTTGACACCTTAACTTTTGTACACTGGCAAAATTCTGCCAAATATTCATTACTTGCAAAACAACCGTCTTCTCCATTATCAAGGCTATCTATTTCAACAAGTATGATCTTTTCAAGTGCGGTTAATCTGGTATCAAGGTAAACTTCCTTTGGTATCCAGACACCCTTAAAATCACGGTTCATAATATCTCCTGTAAATAAAAACGGTTTTGCTTTGAGTGTGTCGGCACTCTCCGCATAACCGCTTCGGTTGGTACAATATTTAGTTTCTGTTGATACAGTCCCGACATACTGTACCAACCGTACCACCTGCTACGGCGTATTCTCGCTATCACAGGTTCACATATATTATAACAAATGTACTATGTATAATCAAATACTTTTTCCTGCCGATCCCCATTCACGTTGTATTTGTGCATCAAGCACCCTAATCTTCAATTTGAGCGTGTTTATGGCTTCTTGTGAGGTTTTATACATACTTTCTGCAACATCCCGTTGAAATCTTTTGTTTGCCACTTCCTCGATGCCATATACAACTTGATTTATCAATGTGACAGGCATATCTTGTGTTGCCCTTAAATTGAGAGCATGTTGACGTAAGCAAATTTTATAATCACGCTCCGCTTCTGCATAGGCTTTGCCATACATTTGCATTTGCTTCCCGGCTTTTGTTAAATCTTTGCATAACTCTTGTATGTCGTTAATCAGATCATATTCGTTCATAGCCATGACCTCCCAAATATTTGCATAAATTCATCCCTTGTGTGGGTTTCTTCAAACTTCCGTTGCGCTGTTTTCTTCAGCATCAAATCAACGGTTGCATCATTGTGCGGTGTACTATGCGGCGAATTTTCTATGTGTCTGTCCCATCGCAACCAGACCCACAGACCATATTTTTCCGAATTATTCCTGTTAAAACTGCCGAATATATGGTGCTTGTGCAGACCCGTTGTAGAGCCTGTCACATAGCACCTTTTTTCATCCTGCAATATCGATCTCACTTCTTTTTCTCCTTTGTAGCTTTCAGCCGGTTCAAAGCATTTCCATACTGTTCCTGTGTCAGTTCAACGATGCTGTCAACTTTGTATGTTTTAATAATCTTATCTATATCAACATTTGCTTCACGCATCAATTCAATCAACGTCTTTCTCTGTGCTTCCGTGATCGTGTTTGTCATGTCGGCTTCAGCTTTCTTTACATCCGGGTAATGGTTTACATTCTCATCAAGGCTGAAAATTATATTGTTCCCTTTGACAATCTCCAACTCATTGATGTTGCCACTGTCATCATAACCAATCCTTGTGACTTCTACTCCCCAAAACTCCCAACGGTTTGACAACTCATAGCCGCCGTTTCCCTTTGGCTTTGTTTCGCACTTGATCTTGATTCTTGGCGATGTGTACAATTCTCGCCCGATTCCCCAATTTACACAAGCACGTTTGAAGCTGTCAGATGCCAAGCCTTTTTCTCTTTCAGTATATGATTCTGTTCCGGTGTCTTCTTTGCTGACCCACTCTCCAATCTTTTCATTATAGATCGAAACTGTGCAGTTAGCGTTGTCTCTGGAATGGCTTCTTTTCCAGTTCATCGCACCAACAGTTTCGTCCAAGATGTTCATGTCGCAACGTGAATCCTTAAACAGTAACAACGTTGCACCGTCACTCATTACAGAACCCACCCTTACTTCAATTTCTTCTGCCATTAACGGTCTAAATAAACCTGCCATTTGTAACCTCCTGTGCTTTTAATTCGTCATTTACAACAATGTGAAATGTTTGATACTTGTAATTTTAATTGTCTTGCGGCTTCGCTCATGCTTTCCCATTCCTAATAAGCAGGCACTACCGAATTATATCCAAGTGCACAGGCAATCATAATTCCTGCACATACCGCCATAAACAATGCGATTTCCCATGCTTTTACTCCGTGCATTTTCTATCCCTTTCTTCATATATTGCATCAATTTCAATCACCATAAATAGCTTGTTTTCTGATTCCATGTACCTTTTGTGGATACAATCGCTAAACTCTTTTGCTTCTTCCAAAGATTTGAATTCTAATGGAATAAGGCTTTCCGGCACTCCGGCTACTCCAATATACAAAATCATCCTTTTTCCTCCGCTTCTTCCCATACAGAATCAATGGCATCCCACAGCGTTCCCCAATCTGTTTTCAACTCTTTTTTAAGCCAAACCAATTCATCAATAATCGTTTGCTTGCAGTTATCGCACACAACGACGGATTCAATCTCATCTCCGCAAATGCTACACGTTTCATGAGATTCCCTTTCCGGCGGATTAAGCGGATCATAGCCGTATTCACTTTCAAATCTTGCTCTGCAAATGTTGTTTACTTGTGCGTCACTGTATGTTTTCATCTTCCAACGTATACACGGCGTAATGCCATGTTCCTCCTTCTTTTTTGTAATTTACTTGCTCTGATTTAATCTTATGCCCTTTCTTTTTTAATCTGCGTATAATCTCCGGGCATCGTGTCACATGATATAACTGTATGGCTTCCCAACACGTTATAGACCCATGCTTTCGCAGATGGTTCAAGATTACTTGCTCTTGCTTCATTATTCTCCCTCCATAAAGAATGAGACTTTTACGCCGAAATACTTCGCAAGGCGTTTCAGTGTCTTCAACGATGGGTCTGTGCGACCATGTTCCCAATTTACCAAAACGGGTCTTGTGATTCCGGTTTCTCTGATAACATCTGCTTTTGTCATATCGTGCATATACATAAGCCTACGCAGATTTTCATAACCGTTCATTTTTCCTCCTTTCTCCAAACAAATTCATCTTACGTTACAAATTATAAACTATTCAATATTAAATGTCAATATTTTTTTATATTACAAATCAAAAAAAGAGCAGACCTAAATCTGCCCTTTAATTTGCCGCATAACGCCTTGATATAATCGTGGGTTAGTAATCAGTATGGTTTGCATCAGTTCGTCCATGAGAAGCAAAATCTCGCCCTCTGGATGACCTTTGACCGCTTGAAGGAACTCCGATTCTCCATAATCACCAATTCCCGGCGGCTCATCATACGAATATGCCACTTCTGTCGGTTCTACTGCTATGTGATCCCGAATTGTATAAAAAGTTGCTAACTTTTCACAGGTCTGGTAACTTACCGGGGCGTCTTCGCACTCTCTTATAGCACCATCTAATTCCCGTTTACTAATCATCACATTTCGATTGCGTTAATAGCCTGCTCGATTGCATGCTTGACATTCTGGTCGGACGCTTCGTTCATCATCTTTTCAAGTTTCGCCACCATCTTGTCCGTTTCATCGTCTCGGCTATATCCTCCACGCATTCCGTTTCTGGCATAACTGCCACGCCTTGAATATCTCCCACGGCTATCCCGTCTGGCGTAACTGCGTCCGCCCATATCATACCCATCATATCTATCACCGGAATAACCTTCCATAGCCATGATTGTATCAATGGATTTCAGCGAATGCGTCAGCTTCTGGATTGTGTCAAGGCTTCCGGCTGTCAGTTCGCCTTTTTCGGCAATCTGCTCCAGTTCGTCACACAGCATGTCTTTAATGTCGTGCATATACTCCATAGCTTTCTCCTTTCTACGCAACTCGGTTGATTACAAGATTTGCATTCTGTACCTCAATCAACGGTGTTGGAGTCACGGCAGGATCGTCAGTGGTTGCGTCCACATATCTGACCGCTACCGCAAAGCAACATCCTTTCGGTACAGTTACAAGTGCAGTTGATGTTACGTTTCCGTATTCGTCAACCGCCGCAGGCGTAAAGATTGCCCTGCTCGTCAATCTCGGCTCACCATCCACTGTTATAGCCAGTGAAATCGGTGTCACCGCTCCGCCTGTTGGAACAGCGATGTTGCCGTTAAACGTAACTGCGTATCTTGCAAAACAACCGGAAGTGATTCCACGGAGAATAAAAACCCCTGTTTCGTCTTCATGGTAAACATACCCTTTCCGACACGGGATAGAAGCCGTAAACAGCACAGGCGAGTTTAACGCCACATTCTGAACTGCGTTTGCTAAATATTCTGCCATGATTTCACCACCTTAAAAGTTACCGCAACCGCATCCGCAGTTGTTCTGATTGCAGGTGAAAATCGGCTGTTCGCCATACACCGGAACTGTGCCAACAGGGCACTGGTTCAGCCGATCATACACGCCGTTGATAATCATGCTGTTCTGTGCAACCTGTGAGGCCTGACCACGGGCATAAAGAACCTCCTGCCGAAGCTGTGCAATCTCGTCATTTTTCGCATCGATTTTGTCGGCGCACATCTGGTCAAGGATTCTCTGTGTTCCTGCGGTCTGTGCCGCAATCACATCACGAATGCCGTCAGACAGTGCCGCTCTATCGGCGCAGTTCTCGGTTGCAACCGTGTACTTTAGGTCAGCAAGCCCAAGACGGTTCTCGCAGCAACAATCCGCAAACTGTGTGCCAATGTTGTTGAACCCCTGCATCATCGCTGTCTGCATTCCGAAGGCCTGATTCATGTTGGCAATCTGCCGGGCATTTGCGCCCTGTTCAACACCGGCAAAACCTCCGGCAAGTGCCATCTGGATATCGCTACTTGCATTGCAAAGCTGTGTTGCCGCATTAGCGAATCCGCTTGTTACTGCGTTCTGAAGGTTCTGGATGCCGTTGTTGGTCTGCATCTGGTCGAAGCCTCTTTCAATGTCGCTATCGGTGTTCATGAACCACGGTACGGAACCGCCACCGTTACCGTTGCCGAAGCCGCCATTATTCCAACCGCCGCCCATAGCAAGAATCAGAAACAGGATAATCCACCATCCATCTCCGTTCATGCCGTTGTTGTTGTAGCCACCGCCACATGTTACCGCCGCAATGTCAGCCGGTGTCATTTCAGAAGTAGTTAATGACATAGGTATATCTCCTTTCTTTAGTTAAATATTTGTGAAACCCTTGCAAGGCTGTTTCCTATTTCAATAGACTTTGAAACTGTGTTGCCATAGTTCTGGCTTGGTCTATTTGCGCCTGTGTGATTTGACCGCTTTTCAGCATTTCCTGTATTTTCTGTTGAGGATCGCCTTGGAACGTCTGCCTAAACTGCCGGTACTGCTGAATCATGTTTTGCACATTCCCTAACGGCGTATTTTTCATCATCGTGTTGAAAATCGGATTATTCATCTTTCTTCTTTCCTTTCAATTTCTTTTCAAGGTCTGAAATCGCCTTTTTAACGTCTTCTTTGGTTGCGAGGGGTAATATATCCTCTTTTGTTAGAAATTCGCTTAAATCGGCGTTTTTCGGCGTTGTCGGCGCACCTGTGCGCTCTTTGTAGTCAAATATCCTTAATGACGGCATCCCGGACATATCTGCTGACTTCAAATACAAACAATCTGCGTCTGAATCCATCAACAACACGGCTTGTCCTGCCGCTACCGGATGCGCCTTCGCTCCTTCAATGCCCTGCACCCACACAACGCCCTGATTCTGCTGTGGCTGTTGAACCGGCTGTGCCATCTGCGGAACATTCTGCTGATAATACGGCTGTTGATAACCCATAGGGAAATAGTTGTTGTACGCCATGTTTATTCACCTCGTTTCCAGTAGTAAATCGGGATTTCTTCACCGGAATCCCACGAATCGTAATAGTTGCCATTGATTGCACAAACAACGTGTGTGCCTGTCGCAAGAATGTATCGACCTGTTTTGTGGTCAGCGCAAAAGTCTTTAATGGTGTAACAATTAGGACAAGAATCTGGAATAACAAATCTGCGGAATCCGTTTTCGTAAAGGTATTCACCCCACACACGGTTTGAAGACGGCATATCCTTCATGCGAAATCCCTGTAACGCAAGACCAATGTATGTATCGTCCCATGACTTTCCAATTGCTTTTGAAATCGCTCTGATCGTGCAATCACCGACCAATGCTTTGTCTGGATTGTTGTTAAAGTACGAAAACATAAAACTCACCTCCACACTTAAATTTTGACAATAAAAAAAGCCGCTGACGAGTTCGCCAACGGCTCATTACTGATTCTGTTTTATTTCATTTCTATGTCATTTGCTTTCACATCACCATTCTTTGCCTTTTTTATTATCTCCCGGAAAATCCTTTTGCCTTTTTCCCATTTTATTTTTTTAGATTCTCGGCTGTTCCAACTTTTCCATATCGTTAGTGTAATGTCGTAGTTATCATAGTCTTCCCATGTTTCCCAACACAACGATATGTTTACTATGTTCTCGAAATCAACTTCTTCGCTAACATCTACAATCCACAACACTGCATTTCTGTCTTTTCTCAACTCCCTGAATATCATGCGGAGCACTTCATCATCAAAGCACCAACAATATTCGGATATATCATAAAACCCCCAAATGCCTTTTACCTCATGACAAAATTCTAAATTCATTTTATTTCTCCTTTCTTGATAAATGCGGTGGATTTAAGCCGCCACCGCTCGGCTAACCTACTATTGTTCAATAGGTGCTACCTGCGAAAACTTGAACCATGATGCTGTTTTCATGAACATTTTTGTTTCGTCTTCATCGCTTTCGTTCTTGGCTTTCTTCGTAACGTGCTTCCAGATTGTGAACTTTGCGATTGCTTTTTCGCCTTTCTGCACTTGGAATCCTCTTTCCTTCCATCCGGCGTAGGTATGGATCGGCTCTGCCTCTTCAACTTCAACTTCTTCTTCCTCGCCCTGTGCGTTTGTTATGATCGCCTTGAACACTCTGCCTGTACCCTCAATAATGCCCTGCTTCATAAGTTCCTGTGACTTTGTGAAAATAATGTCTGCGTTTGTCATTGTCTTGCTCCTTTCAAATACTCTGTAATCGCCTGTTCAACTTTTGCTTCGTCTTGCTCTGTTGCAAGGATTTTTTCCAACTCTTTCTCGCTCATAACCTTGCTCCCTCCTTAATACTGGTATCCAATTCTTACTAATACTTTGTCTGCGGTGTACCGCTTACTTGTCTTGAAAATCATTCTGAATAAACTTTTCATCTGCCGAACCTCCTGTGGGCGGTTTTGCCGCCGCCCTCCGGCTTATTGTTTATTACTTTGTGTAATAATTCCAAATTGTTTTGATGCCCTTATTTGTAAGCCAATATGCTGTTGTTCTGCCTAACTGCCTTGCTTCCCAATTTGTGTATTCCTGCCGCTTCATGTATCCTGCTTCTTTTGCCGCTTTTAACTGTTCAAGCGTAATGCCAACTTTTTCAAGTTGTTTTACATATCCACCCTCACAGATGTTTCTGCAAAATACTTTGAAATGCTCAAATGTTCCTTTTTCTACAAGTATCGTTCCACCCATTCTGGCTTTTTCACGATCTGTCGCTTCATTGTACCTTGTGTACTGTCCCCAAATGTATTCGCAAACTGTCATTTTGTAACTTCTTTTCTTTAACAACTTCATCTTACATTTTTAATTATAAAGGAGTGTTTACACAATGTCAATACTTTTTTACAAAATAACTTAAAAAAATATTGCATAACAAAACAGCGACCCGAAAGCCGCTGTTCTGCGAAAGAGCAAGTAATTTTGAACCAGAAATCAGGCATGATTGAAGTTCCGGCTGTTAATATTCTACAACAAACCATTTCTTGTGTCAACGAAAAACGCCCCACGGTTTCCCGGTAGGCGTTTCTCGAAGGAGGCAAAGAGTTACATGAATGCCTTTAGTACCACATTTTCACCTTTGTAAACAATTCGTTTGATCTGGCTGACCGATAGGTTGAACTCTTCAGCCAATGGCTCATAACATATCCCGTCTATCAGCCTGCGCTTTAATATCTTTCGATCTCTTTCGTTGTGGATATGCTCATCTATAACATGTTCTATCTGTGAGTTAGTGTACTCTATCATTTTTTTCTGCGCCGTTTCCAATAGTGCTGTCGGCGTGGCTGTCCGTTACTTTTTCGGACTCTTCGCTTGATCGTTACTGTTTGTTTCGCCTTCGCCATTTATGTGTACTCCATCATTTATGATTGCATTCCCACCTTTGCCGGAATCTAACTCCTGCGTAACGGTGGTTTCCACATCTTCAAATTGCGATTCGTACCACAGCCAACCGGCGTTTGTACCAAACAAAAGCAGGATTAGAATGATAATAAGAATAAACATCCTTTTTATCACTCTTTCTAACCGTGCCATTTCAGATTCATGCGCTATGTAGGGAATATCTTTCACTGTTCCACCTTGTATTTCTTCCGACTCACCAACCAACCATCCATCGCTTTTATTGTCTCGTCAATAGCTTCCGTACTGTTGCCATCTTTTAGGTGGTCAAGAATAACGCAGTTGGCAGAAACGAGCAAATTGACCGCCTCACCCAATTCCTCTATCAAGCCATCTATCTTTTCCAGATGTTCCTGATCGTGGGCAAGTTGTGTATCATGGTCTTCTATCTTGTCCTGTATATCCTTGACCGGCTTTTCAACCGCTTTCTTGGCTTCAAACAGAATTTTGATAGCACTCCCAACAATGGTAAGGCTTGACGCAATGTATATGATTGTCGCTAATGATAAATCTATTGTCATACTGCTTACCTATGTCCCTACCTTCAATATATCAGAACAAATTGAGCATAGCAAGATTGAATGTTACTTAATCCTGTAAATTATGATCTTTTTACAACTTGACGTTGGCTTTACGCTTTTGGAATACTCCTCAATTATAGGGTACGTTTTTCCTTCATGATGTGCATTTGCAATCTTTCCATCACCAAGGTTAATTAAAATGTGACCGCCGCCGCCCTTGTACAACTGGTAGATAATATCTCCCGGCTCCGCCTTACTGACCGTCTTCCAGAGTTTTTCACCCCTTTCGGTTTTCATGTATAGTTCTACCTCATCAAGCCCTCGCGGGAATTTGCCGTCAACGGTACACCTTAACACCGTCCCCACAAACACATCGCAGGATGCTCCGGCTCTGGTTTGCTTGCCCCATTTACTTCTGTCCGGGTATGCTTTGTCCAGATCCTTTTTATAGGCTTCTCTTGGCTTGCCGTCGGGGTACTGGTACGTTGATTTTTTTGTGCCGATGGGATATGCACATTCCTTTGCTACATCGCAAATCTTCTGCGCTTTTGTTGGCTCCGGAATAGGAAGCCCAAGTAAATCAGACGCTTTCTTGTTGCACAGCTTACCCCACGCATGGTCTACGGTAAGACCATACTTTTTCTCATATTTGCAAACAGCGGAATCGGTGTTGTCACCATACTCCCCATCCGCACCGCTTTTGCCGCAACTAAACCCAAGATATATCAATATCTTTTGCATCTTTTTTACGTTCTCACCAGTATCTCCCTTTTGAAACCAACCTCTTGCCGGGAGTGCAGGAAGTGATGTCGGCTTTTCGACAGGCTTTTTATTTGTTCCTTGCGTTCCAAACACATTTTCATCAAGTTTTCCGTTGTTGCTCGTGAACTGCCACATGTAATAGGCGTGTGAATACTCACACTTTGAATTATATTGTGCCACCCAGATCTTGTATTTCGTATGAATATCTGTCGGCATATAGTTTAGAAACATCGACAGGTTCGCATATAACATAGGTTCAAAACCTGCGTCTTTTATAACTTTGCAAAACCCGTCAACCATTTTTCCCATGCCTGTTCTTCCAAGTTTTTTCGCAACCTTTGACGTGAACCGTGGGTCTCCATAATTTGTTTTTGTTCCAAACTCGCAATCATAACCGACAGGCAAATCTATATGTTCCTTGTATGGATCAATCTTTTTCAAACAAAATTTTGCTTCTGTTGCGGATTCAGTGCTATTTACCGAAGCTGAAAAATGGTATATACCGATGTGCATACCTGCCTTGATTGCATTTTTTATATTGTTGTCAAAACAATCATCTTGGTACATCTTTCCATTTGCCATCCTACTCCAAGATGAACGCAATATAACGCAGTTGACCCCTTTCTTTTTTATGCTGTTAAAATACTCAACAGATAAGTTTCCTTGATGTGCCGAAAGGTCATAGCATTTATCCCCCTGTGTCGGTACATACTGCTTTTGAGCGAATTTAACTGTCGTATTGGGATTATTATTGACTTGTGGCTTTTTATCGCTTAAATCGCCGTTTTGAGGGCTTGTCGGCGGTGTTGTGGGTGATTTGTGGCTGTCAATAATCTGCTTAAGTTTTTTTAAGCACTCAGTACCGAATTTTCCATCCGGCTCAAGATTGTGTGCGACTTGGAATATAACAATTTCCGCAAACGTCAAAGAACCAAGGTCATTGTCTTGTGAAACCTTATATCCATTAACCCATGTAAGAGCACGTTGCAACTTTCCAACTTCCTTGTTGCTGTCCCCCCATTGAAAATATCCTCTTTCGGGCAATTTGGGAACTTCTCCAATATATGTTGTGCTTGGAACAAAGAAATTAAAAGGCTTAAAATCCGGTCTTACTATACACACACCAACTTTGTATGAGCGTTTTCTAAGTGCAACTGCTCCACCGTTTGATTGAGAGCCTTTGTCATCAAAGGAAGTGTTCCCCTCCAAACAATAATAATCATTTCCCCATCTGCCGACAATCAAGCCTGTGTGTTCACGGCTACTTCCGCCGTTAAAATTCATGCTTATACTGTCACCGAATTTTGCCTTTGGTAACGCTTCTTTTTTCTTTTCATTATTTGATGTGTGTTTGAGAATATATTTTCCGCCCTTGTATTTAACAGTTAAATCTTGGATATCAGCGGCATTGTTGCTTTTATAAAACGGATTAAGACTATCGTCTTTTCCAGCCGCAATCCAACCGCACCACCACGGAAAAACTGCACACCACGAATAATTTCCACCGTGTACTGCGTGACCATAGTAAGCTGTATTATATTTAACATTATTGCTCCCGGAAGGACTTTCTACAATATGGTACTGCTGTAAAGCAATACGCATAAATTGAAGTGCTGTAACACTACTCATTATCGTCACCATCCTTTACTTCTGGTAAACCACCGATCGATGTGAGAATAGATAAAATTCCGGCGGTTGCTGATACTGATAAAATATTTATCCAATCAACATCAAGAATTCCAATTGCGTTTGTACCAATCAAAGCCGCCGCAGTTTGGCACATTGTTTTTATAGCTCTTATTCCTGCGGATTTCCACCATAATTTGTTCATTACTAATTCCCTTCTACCGCTACCGTAAACTCAGCGGTCAATTCTTCATCATCTTCCGGTCTTTTCCATTTTACTGTAATAGTGTTTGTGCTTTCTTGATGCATATCACTCGCACTACCATCTGGCACTCTTGTTGATAACGGAAAGTAGCCTTCAAGGTATTCTGTCCACGCTGCGACAGCTATCCATTCATTGTAAACTGATTTTGCGGTTGTGCTACCAGATAAACCCCATTTTCCGTCTTGACCCTTGGCATACAAATCAACTATGTTATTAGTACCTGCCAACCTCATAACGTACAGCACTAGTGTTCCATTCTTATACGCTTTTGTAACAAGCAATGTTGCCGTTCCACTACCGCCTCCAAGAGTTGCTGGTTTCCCGTTTCCATTGTAACCAAGGATCTTGTTTACAACATATTTTCCACTATCTGAATCATAAGTTATATTTACTAATTTTGCATTTATTCCATCATCACTTGTCCAATCATCACCTTCGCCTTGTGCGCTTGCTTTTGTAGGTTCTATTGTTATTTCTGACAACGGGATAACTCCACCGGAATAACCTTCTGATTCCCATATCAAATCGTCATTTCCATACGCTTTAACCACCATCCCTGCGGTGTTTATGTCTTCTCCATCATGGTATGTTTTTTTTGTCGGCTGTGTAGTTATTTGAATCTTTGACGGTAGCATTTTTTCAATGATTTCTCCATCTTCGTTAACGTCCACAGCATATTCATTATCATTACCGCTACCACCCGGACGGCTACTTCCTTCTTTTGTTCCAACCGTTTTTACATTTACCGTTACTTGGGAGTATCCGTTGGCGTTATCATCTTCTGCAATGTATGTTCCATTTTTCTTGATGTTTTTTGTCTTTAGCTTTACTTCATCCTCTGGTATCCAAATAACAGAACCACCACCCTGTTTTTTTGTTTCTAATTTGCTTATATAAGATAAAGTTTTTCCAACTCCACCTTCTTGGATTGTGATGTTTTTACTCATGTTTTAACCCCTCGATATGATTCAACCATCCATCAACCGTAACGGCTTCCATCTGCATCCCTTCATTGATGCTTCTTGCCCTTACTTGATTTGAAATTGCCATTTTGTCCGTGATCGGCGTTGCATTCCACAAGTCTTTGTGCTTTTCGTACCACTCTGAAAATCGCAACTCTGTGCTATCTCTGTATTCTTTGTTTTCTTGATTTATCCAATCCGGCTTGTTCATGCAATAGTACGCATCAAATACCATGAACACTGTGTAGAACATCGCTTTATCTTGTCTTCCCCTTGACAAAAATTCGTCTATCAATGCATCGTTTGAATCGAGCATGTTTCTGTATGTCTTGAGGATGTACTTCGGGTCGTGTCGGCATACGGATTCCTCACGCCACTTCCAAAGGTAAAACGGAACTTGGCAATACTTAACTTCTGTTGTTAAATTTTGGCATAGAATGTTGAAAAAGCTGTCTTCATGAATAGTCAGCTTATCGTTGAACCGGATATTGTTTTTCAACAAGTATTCCCTACGATGCACCTTTCCATGGACGAACGTGCTATCCATATCATGGTTCATATATATGGGTTCTTTTGTCTGTGGGTTTCTTGTTTCCTCCATAAAGCAAGAAATCAACGTGTCAAAACCTTGTTCAAATTCCCGGAACAAAATGTACAGACCGCATACATTCATAAACATATCATCGCAATCACAGAACATAACATAGTCTGCCGTAGCATAATCTAAACAAGCATTCCGTGTAGCTGACACACCACGTTGCGGCTCGATGTGATATTCTACTTTGAACGGGTAATCGTCAAACAGCCCTTTGCCAAATATAACATCATCACCATCATTGCAGATAATAACTCCGATCTCATCAAACGGAACATTTTGCTGAAGGGCAATGCTGTCCAGGAGTGGTTTTAACACCGTATGTTCTTCATGGTAATGTGGTACTAAAATCTGTAACTTCATATTACTCTCCTATTCATTGATTGCCGTAATTCTATCCGAATATACACTCCAATTACTTGCGGCTTTATATTCATTAACAAGTGATGCAGGAACATAAATTGACCCGAAATAACCTAAATATGACGATAGAGACATTGGTGTTGACGCAAACGCATTAATATGTTTAAGCGTTGCAACAGAACTATACCCAATATACACACTTTCAAGAGCAGTACAACTGCGAAACACTCCATTACCAATAATGCCACAAGCAGGTAAAGAAATCTCTCTAAGCAAACTACATTTTTGAAAATCATATGCACCAAGTTGCGAACACTTTGGTATCGATACGGACGAAAGTAATACACAAGAAAAAAATGTACCGTAATCAGCACCAGACCCACTCATATATAACAATTCTGGTAAATCTATAGACGAAAGTTTGACACATCTGGCAAAAGCATTTCCATCGATTGATAAGAGGTTAGGAAGATAAACATTCGTTAATTTTGAGCAACTCCAAAACGCATCGTTTGATAAAGACATGCATAACGGGAATGAAATGTTCTCAAGGCCTGTCTGACGGAATCCGGATGCCTTAATTTGTTTTAACATTGGCATAAAAACTTCGCTTAAATTTGAACATGAACTAAAAGCCTGTTCGCCAACGTATTCACATAAATCAAGGCTTACGGTTTTTAGGGCAACAGTGTTACTAAAACCGAAGGACGGAATGCTTGTAATTCCTGATGCGTCAAAAAATGTTACTCCAGAAAATTCAACAAAACCATGCACTGTTCCTCCACCACCGGAAACGGAAACAACCGCTTCCGCAAAAGAACTAACGTCATACGTTCCATTTTGGCTGATGCTGATACTACCAGTCGGAGTAATGCCAGATTGAGGAACACTAACAATTACATTGTCAAATCCATCAAGACCGCCCGTCGGTGTATATTCCCCATTAACTGAAACTTCAAGAGAACCAAGATTCGCTCCTCCACCTGTTGGTATGTTGTTTACAGCAGAAATAAATCCATCTGGGAATGAAAGCGGTGCTGACGTACTACCTTTTGTTCTTATTGCATTTGCAATACTTGATAACTGTGAATCTGTAACTTTATACTGTGTCATTAGAACTCCACCCCCGTTGCAGGATTGATAATAACGCTACCGCCACTTGGTAATTCTACCCATTCATTACCATCTGTATTATACAAGAATCCAGTTCCGGTATCAATTTCAATACATGTTGACCCGTTTGGAATGTTGTTCAGCGGCTTTTCATCGGTGCTCAAACACCGTACATCTTTCAGCATTTTATTGTGTGTCATGTGTTCGTAGATTGTAACCATTAAAATTCCTCTCCTTCCGCACTTGGAATATCATCTTCTCCAACCGCAACTACTATATCACCATTCATATATTTACCATCAGTGTTCAGCGTGAAAGTATCTCCGCTTTCCGCTTGATGTATCACCGTGTCATTGTATGCTATTGTTACTCCCATATTTCACCTCACATGCTCATTATAATTGTATCTGCTGTGCTCCAATTTGGTGCATTTCTATATTGATTATACAGGCTTGACGGCACATATGTGTAACAATTCGTGTATGACAAAGCATTTTTGTCTTCCAAACTAACGACGTAGTTTCCTAATAAATACAAGGAAGACAGCGAAAACAACTGATAAAACGCTCTCGATTTTATGGTACGGCATTTTGGTAAGCTCAATTCACGGAGTGCGTTACAATACAAGAATGCGCCTTCTCCGACAACTTCACATCTTGACAGGGAAACCGTGGTTAATGATGAACACCCGGTAAACATGCTTTCTGTTACTGTTCTACACTCAGGCAAATTGACTTCAGCCAACTTTGTACAATTCCAAAACGCATAAGAACCAAAACTGGAACACATCGGCAAACTGATTGATGTCAAGTTATCGCAACCGGCAAACGCTTCATCACCCACTACTGTACACATTGGGAAACTTGCGGCTTGAAGAGACGTACAACTGGTAAACGCGCCCTTGCTTATTGTTTCAACATTAGACAACGAAACGCTGACAAGGTTTACGCAATTTTCAAACGCCCATTGTCCAATATATGTGCATTCCGGGAATGAAACGCTACTTAATGCCGAACAATATGCAAACGCAAGAGTGCTCATTGATACACATACAGGAGCATTAACTTCTGTCAAATCAGGGCAGGACTCAAATCCAGACGTTCCAATATTTGTTGCCACGGGAAGATATGCTGTTGATAAACCATACGTCTTTGTGTATGCGTTTGATGGAACTGAAGTTAGGCTTGCGAACTCGCCTGTATCAATTATTTCGACTCGTGAAAACCCAACACAATCATAATCCGATGCGTTAAACACCGCTCCATTTGCCACTCTTA